TATCACCTCAACAAGGAGTTAATCATGAAAGTGAAACACATTACCGTTGAAAAGTGCATTCTGATTCAAGAATGCACAATTCTCCGCAATGTGTTCGTGGATTTGGGAGGGTCTCGAAAGAGTCCTCTTTACTTCACGGATCGCGAAATGTTTCGAGTGTCAAACATCGCACTCGAATATAACATTTCGTATCTCACCGACATGATTTCTTCCATGTTGGCACACCGTAAATTGTGTGCTAAAGCTGCGCGTGTCGACATCTCGTGGTTGGGATATCGGCACGCATTTCAGCCTGGTGATACAGATCGGACGGTTTAGAGCAGGGGTTAAATCCTGCTCTTCCGTGGGCCAACCGGCCTACGGATGTCAACCAAGGACCTACACATGACTTTCCGTACGCGTACTACGGACACCCGGGTTAATGCCGCCTATACTAAGATAGACCGGAACCCGAATGGTTCCGTTTCTTCTTCAGTTGTGGTGACATCGACTTCAAAGGCGTCTGGCAGTATGCATACGGTTTCAGATATCTCCGTCCGCAATTACAAAAAACGGATTGCTAACGGAGAAATCGTCATGAACCCGGCGTACTTCGAAACTGATATACGTCGATCACTGGACACGGCTCTAAAATTTGGGCCGCACTCAGTGTGGGGTAGTAGGGAGTTTATCGGCAATATGGCGTGCATCTGGAGTATTCCCCCAGTTAGGCCCGCTTGGTTTACCGGAGATGTACAGACTGCTAAAGACATCACTATCACCCGAGCTTACGCAAAGGTGTACAGTGCTGACTGGCAATCGATTGTTACGGTTGCCGAATTTGGCAAGACGGTAGACATGATAGGCTCGTCCTTTTTCCGTTTTATGGCCCTAGCCTTTAAATACAAAAAGCAGTGGACCACGATTCGGAGTTGGAAACGCGGGAAGCACGAAAAGCCTCTCGCGTATGCCGATCGCCTTCGTCGCGCTCAACAGTCTTTATGGCTGGAATTTAGGTACGGGTGGACTCCACTCGTATTTGAAATCCAAGATGCCATGAAGGCTTACAAGCGCTTCAAAGATGATTGGAAACCAACTAGGTTGACAGCAAGGGCGGCGGAGAACCTTGAGTATTCGTATTCAGGGCAATCTACGGCCGTTCCGGGTGGATTAACATCATGCACCCGGGAGTACAAGCATCGATTCAACGTAAAAGTTGCGTCGGGGATTATTTATGAAGTAAACGATCCCTCCCGTGTTTCGCAGGCTCAGAGCGTCGCGGGTTTACACCTGCGTGATCTTCCTGCATCTGCATGGGAAGCTGTACCCTTCTCTTTCGTCGTCGATTGGTTCATTAACGTAGGCGACTGGTTAAATGCCAGTTTCCCGCGTCCCGGTGTACGTGTTTTGGGAACGTGGCGCACAACGAAGTGGTCTACGATCTCTACAAATGAGATCATTAAGGCTACTATCTTCGTGAACACGCCTCCCGCAACAGAATATGTACAACGGGGTGGTACTTACGTCGAATATGACGTGAATGCCACTCGTGAAACAAACTTGACGAATCCCTCCACCCCGACAGTGAGAAATGTCACGTTCGGGTTTCAACGTACACTCGACGCAATCGCTCTAGCTGCCCAGCAATTGGGTAGCCTGAAACGATGATCGAGTTTTGATGAAGGAATCTTCATGGGCTTGAAAAACATGTCCCTGCTGACTGGTGGCACGAATAGTGCCGCTGGAGGTGCAGCTTTGGTATTCGCTGATGACGGCACTACCATAACGAACGGCGTTCATCTTGTCGTGCCGGCAACGGCCGACTACCGGGTTCGTCAGTCCTGTACTGCGAAGTACAGGGCTCCTCGGATCCTGGTTGATGGGACGTATACTCGCGATTCCAAGAGCATCAGTTACAACGTGCCCTTGATCCTCGCGACGGGTAAAGTCGTGAACAACGTGATTCGTGTTGAACGCGAAGTACACCCCGAGATGTCTGCAGCGGCTGTCCTGGATCTTAACACGATCCTCGCACAGATGCTGTTCGACACCGATACGACCAACTTCTGGGCCGCTGGTTCCTTGACTTAACAATCAAGGTCCGGCATTCCCAGAGGTTAGCAGTTCGGCTCCTTACAAAAACTTGAAAGGAAGCAAATGGATCGCTCGAAATCAGCAAAAAAGCTGTTTCCAACTGACATCGTGGCAGAAATGCTACAGTCAGGACTACTCGAAGACTTCCGATCTTCGCTGCCCCCCGACCTGTACCTATCCCTGCAAAGTTCTACGGGACGGAATAAAGTCGGGGAGTGGCGAGAAAAGACGCCAAGGCCTGATTATGAGGACAAGCCGTACCCCTTTAAGGGAAAAGCTCAACTCCATAATCTGTTCAAAAAATACACATTCGAAAAGGATGTGTATTCTCCTGCAGAGATTACGTCAATGTCCGTAGAGAAATTCTTGGACAATCAGCGTCGTCTCTCTTCCTTCGCTATTGATGATAGCTCTATTGTAACAAAGAGCGTCATCATGTATGCAAAAGGTTGGATTGAAGGAGTCCTAAAGGACTTCGACAATGAGGAGTTTCTTGGGCTTTGTCGTTTTGCTCGGAAGTCAACCGTAGGAATACCTATGGCGGACGCAAGTTTAAGCGAACGCTGGTCAGTACCTCTTACGGGTTCAAAGGATCATATCTCATGGTTTCGAGATGAATACCTGTCTTGGAATCGGCATCCGGTAGAGTACATCCGGGCGCAGGTTGGTGGCGATCTTAACGTCGCCTTCCGTGAGGTTGAGTCCCTCGAGGCTGTTCTAGTCCCAAAGACGTTTAAAAGCCGCCGCATGATAATGGCAAACAC